CGCTGATCTGGCGCAAGTGATCTGGCGTCAATTGTCACAGCAGCAACTTGTATGGGTCCGCCATTAGGCCCCGTGTGTTGTATTCTGTCGCCATACTTGTGCGGCGCGTATTTGGCAGCGAGTCTTAAACGCGTATCAATTTGCAATCGTGCAATCTGTATTTGTTCATTGATTTCAATTGCTTGTGACTTGTCATCACTTGGCTTTGCCTTGCAAATATCATCCGCAATCGCAATGCAATCGTCTAACAGGCATTCCGCCTGCGATTCGCGCGCGCGTGCAAAGCGGTCTTGAAAGAGGGGATTGCGTGCCTGCCATGCGTAAACAGTTCCCCTTGCTGGCATGTTATCAGATTGAACAATGTTCCTAATGCTTTCGCCATTGCCCATGCGCGCGCAAATCTCATTTGCTATTGATTCATTGTATGATGTGGGCCTTCCAATAACGGCCTTTGCTTGTTCATTTACTTGCGCCACTAGTACGGGCTCATTTTCTATCACGGCTTGATAATGCGCTTTCGCAGCGCTTACAGGCTTTGCCTTGCCAGTAGCATCGCCGCCGGTTTTCTCTTTTCCCATTGAATCCACCCATGCAATCCAGAGTTGTAAATCACTTATAGCACAACCAAAACATATAGCAGCCTTTGAATGTGTGCCTCGCCGGGCAATTTCAGCTCCTTTTGCTTTCGCCCGCTCACGGGCTTCTAATGCAATCTAAACGCCTATCGCGCAAAGGTGGCATACCTTGCCAATGCAACCATGGCGCGCACACGCTAAACGATTGTTTCTATACAATAATACTACCATAAGTTGCAATCCATGGCAAAGAAAAAGCCCGGACAATTGCCGGGCTAATCTAATGAGCCTTTGTCCTATCCATTAGCGTCTCTGTAGCGCAACTCTATCAAGGTTTGCCGATATGCAAAGCGCTGCAAATTCAAGGCACTTTCAAGTGAATAGCAAGGTACGTGCCGCCCCTTTTCAACTTTCGTGCCAATAACGTGCCCGCGATTGCCAGTGGCAAGCTTTGCCGCTGTTGCCTTGCCCAAAATTTCAATCTGGACCAAACGCTCTTGCAATTCAGTCAAAGTTAAGGTTTCGAGGCCGGTGTGCATAATTCATCCCCATTGATAAGGCGGAATCATTTCCGCCCTGTCTCTATATGGCAATTTGCCATGCCCTACAAGCTCTGTCGTGTTGCAATCCATGGCAAAGAAAAAGCCCGGACAATTGCCGGGCTTGTGCAGGGTTATGTTAGGATCATTGCTCTACGTGTGGGAGCGCCGTTTGCATGGTCAAGCCCCATTGCGCCAATTCAGTAATTGCTAGATCATAATCGCCGCGCTTGTATTTGTTGCCAGTATACCGGCTCGCAAGTTTAAACAAATGTGTTGGAGTAGCATTCCGGCTTAAACGCATTCCAATCTTACAAGCTTTTAGACCTGATATGATCACCTTAACCTGAAAAAGCGCCGTCGCATCGCTGCCAACATAGGAAACGTGAGCGCCGTTCTTTGTGCCAATGAAGCTATCCATCGTTAACCCCTATAGTTTAGGCTTGATTGCATAAGGGCAGAATCATTTCTGCCCTATCTTTCTATGCCAATCTGTCATGCCCCGCAAGAGAATTTATGCTACGTCCCGCACCACAAAACCGCTAATATCGAGCTTTGCTTTGCGTCCTTTTGGTGTTAACCCCAAAATAACCCCGCGCGGGTTTAGGTGAAGCAAATCATGCTTATCGCCGCTAATAACTTTGAATCCTTTATAATGTTCCGGCAATCCATCGCCAAATACCACGGCAACATTGCCGCCAGCCCGCAAAACTTGATCACATTGCGCCCAATTGCTTTCAGTACGACTGAATGTAACGCAATAATTTACAGGCATTTTGCCTTCGGCGTATGCCATCGCGCGCTTAAAACTTTTGGTATAGTCCACGAATTGAACATTTGGGAAAGTTTCAAATACGCTTAGGCCGTTGAATTTTATTCCTTCCCACGCAATATCAGTCGCGCCATTCATTCGAACGCATAGTGCAAGATTTTCCCGATTTGCCTTGGCTAGGGCTAGCTCAATCGAACGGAAAATATCCAGCATGTAATTTTGCCTATCTTTCATAAACCGGCGCGCTTTCTCAATTCGCGAAGCGCGGGCACTATTCAAATCGCTGTCATGCTTAACCATGCTGGCTTGGCCGCTATGCCAACCAAGGCAAAGCGCGATGCAACCCGGCGATGCATTGCCGCACAAATCGCCAACCCCCGCAAGCTTGTATGCCGCCATGTAATGGATTGCGTTGAGATAACCAAACCCCGCCGCTTTCGCGGCCTTGGCATTGTTCATCGAAAAGATCCGGTTTTGCATAGCATAACCCCATTAGTTGCACGCCCATTGCGTACCATATATATGACATGACAAATTGACAGGACAAAGTAACTTTATAAGTGACAAATTGTCGCAAACAATTTACAAAAAAGTTGTTGCGCCACGTCAGGGCATGACGTATTGTCAGTGCATCAACCAAGCGATAGGGCAAACATGATGAAAGTGGATTGGTACATCACAAAAGCATCAAACCCAAAATTCGGTGGCGCGTGGGAAATCCGGACTCGCGTATGGTTTATGGAAAATGAACAATTGACCATTGGCAAAAACTGGACCCGGCATAGCGCGGCAAAAACACGAAAGGCTGCAATTCAACGTGCAATGATATTGCGCCAACGTGGCGAGCGGATTTCGTGGGATGGCGGTGCGGTACGCATGGGCATTGCCCTTGTGGATAGCTGCCCGATTAATTGACGCTAATCTATGGTCCGTCGCGTTCGGACCATATGTGAGCGCCAATGCTCAAAATGGGAGACACACATGGATAACGCACGTTCACTGTCTGCAATCGCCCGCGATGTTCGCGCCCATTGGCCCAAAGTTAACTTTGCAGCCAAGCCCTATCTCGACGCCATGGCGCAGCTCGACCGGATATCGGATAAATATTACTACGACAACGCAGAATCCGTAGTCCGATACTTTCTATCCAACGCCGCAACATGGCGCGGCGATGACGCAAAGCGCATCAAGGCAGAGCTTAAGGCCATGCTTGGCTAGTATGCCAGCCCATGGGGCGGGTGCGCCTGCCCCATGCACGGGCATATTGTCCGCCCATGTTACATGGTTAACGCCACATTATTCACTGATGGAGGCCGCAATGGCATACGCGCCTGTTGATGCAATCCCGCACCTGCTTGGCTGTTTCCGCGAAATGGAACACGGGCACCTGTTTGAATACAAGTCGCGCCCGCTGGACGACATGCAGCACTTTGCGCCCACGTTTCCGCACTTGGTTTACGTGGGGCCGGACCATAGCACCCGGCCCGCACTGGTAAAGAGGACGGTCGCCCATGTCGTGATCGACGAAGACGCGGCAGGGCAACCGATAGTGGTGCGGTGGCACATTCGCTCGCACCGGGTTTATGGTCAATAGCAGGAGGTGAAAATGAAAGATTTCCGCGACTTTTGCACGTTCAGCAGCAGACAACATGGACAGCGCGCAACCCCAAAGCGCGGGCACGTCATCGTCGATGATGGCGACGGCCACGAATACCAGTACCGGATCTATGCGTTCGAACGCCGTGCGTTCAAAGACTGGGCACGTATCACGTTTACCAATTTTGGCGAATATCGCCTGACAGGCCGCTGGCCCAACTATCAGGTGGAACGGCGCAGCCACTAACCTAACCGCCACACATGGTTGACAGGGGGTCGCATTCCCTGTCAATATGTCAATGCCGGTTGGTTACCGGCACAACTTACTTATGGAGAAACACATGAAACTTGCAGACGAATATTTCCTTGCAAAGCAGGAGCTTGATGCTCTGACCGAACGGGTGAACGGCATGAAAAAAGAGCTGCACGGCTATGGCCCGGCGCTGGTCCACGGAGACTTTGCCGTGGTTACAGTTCGACAGAACAAGCCCAGCAGCGTGTTTGACGCTCATGCTGCATGGGAACACATTTTGGAGCATCTATCGCCCCAGCTTCGCACGGCAACGCTCAAGAAATTTACCACTGAGCGCCCCGGTAACATAGTTGTTACGGTCAAGGCTAAGGCGCAACCCATGATGGAGGCCGCAGAATGACTATCGCCCGCGACTTCCTTGCCATCGCCCTGCTCATTGCAGGGTGGTGGTCCGTATGGATGGCTCTCCCATGATCCGCCTCATCCTGTTGCTGACCGGCGGCGTGTTCTTCGTGGTTCTGTATGCTTTGACAGGACCGCACGGCAAACATCGTGGACACCATTAACAACCTATGGTTGCATCCCAAAAAGTTGCAACCACAGATGTACGGCAGTTTGCCGCATTGACATTTTGTCATATTTTGGTATTATGTTTGCGTCGGGAGAGGCTGCGGCCCCTCCATTCCAATGGAGGATGACATATGACTGACTGGGACAAATGGTTTGAAGAGATTGCCGCTGAAAACCGGCGGCAGTCCATAGCGGCGGAACCCCGCATACAAGCCAAAGCCGCTGCGGAGCAAAAACGGCACATAGAACTTGGCTGGATAAATGAAGACGGCGAACCGGGGCCAAACGCCGACGTGGACGATGAGGAGGAAGACGAGGAAGACGAGGAAGACGAGGAAGACGAGGAAGACGAGGAAGGCGAGAACGAGGGCTAGGAACATGAATAATTGTCACGCCAACCGCAAAACATCAGCGAAATCTTTGCCGGTTTCGCGGGGGACAATAACCTCCACTGCAATCTTTCGCTGCGTCACCAACCGGCTTGCCAGTTGGTATGCAGCGGACTGCCCGGTGTAATTTGCGTCATTGTCAGCGAAAACTACGACTTTAGTCGTAATTTCCGGCGGCTCCCATTTCGTTAACAAATTGGCATTTGTTGCCGCCCAAACCGGCATGTCATCGTGCATCAGACTCGCGGCCATCGCGGTCTCGATCCCCTCCGCAATCCCCATCACCTCCCCAGCAGGGCACAAGCGCACAGCAGCCCCAGACGGCAGGGAGCCGGGCATGTACAGCTTGGACTTCTCGACAGGGGCTTTCTCTCCAGCCGGTGTCAGCAGGGTAATGTGGAGGTTTACCAGATCCCCGGCATGCGTCTGAATAGGCCAGATCATGGCAGGGTATCCCGAGCCATCTGCCTCCCGCCGAGCAGCAGGATGCTCTCTGACGCCCACAAGCGGCCATGAATGTCGCAGACGGCTCCGTACGTAGAGGTCAACCGGCCCGTTGCTTTCAGGCGTTCTTGACCTTTTCCAGACGCGGCGAATTGCATCCAATTGCTGGTTTGGATCGGGTGCTGGCGGGATAACTGGTTGCAAGGATGAATCTCCGACTATCTTTCGAATTTGATCTGCGATTGTTGCAAACGGCTGTTTGGACCATTTCAGGAGCAGGCTGAACCCATCGCCCGGCCCGCACTGGGAGCAGTGATAGGTTCCGCGCCCTTCCTTATTATCGAAGCGAAACCTATCCTTGCCCCCGCACAGCGGGCAGGGGGCATGCTTTCCGCTCAAAAACCGCATGCTCAACCCAAAGCCGACAAGGATTGCAGGCCACCGGCCTACAGCCACCTCTCTGACAGGCTGGTCCATCACTCACCTTTGCCGCGCCAATTGTCAGGATGCCGTTCGTCAAACCGTTTGGCGAAAGCCTTGGCCCGGGCAATTTGACGGGATTTAATCCATGACAAGGTCGCAGGGCTGAAGTCGTTTGCCTCAATCGGATTTAGATGACTGGGATCATGGTTGAATTTGTCCCGGAACTTGTAAAACGCCCAGCCGCGCTTGTAGCCATTCATTTTGGCGTACAAAATCAGTTCCGAATAAAACTGCTGTTTATAATCAGGCGGCTCAATTGGACGCTTCAGCATTTTGCCGTTTGGGCCGCGCACAAGTTCATACAATTGACCATCTATGGTTTCAGTCTTGTTTACCGGCTCCGCAACGAACCCACAGTTGGGACATTTGTTCGTGCTGGCAGGTCGCAAGAACGCGCACTTGGGACATTCTTTTGGGAGCTTTTGGCGGTCCTTCTTAGTCTGCACGTCCTTTCTGCCATCGTGCAATTTGTCATAGTGTATATCCGTGACAAAACCCAGCCGCAGAGTCGTATCACTGTGATCCAAAATCAAACAGTGATCTTTCCCTTCCGCAGTACGAAGACCTCGCCCAATAATCTGAGTGTAAAGAATTTCTGACTTTGTGGGCCGCGCCAGAATGATGCAGCGTACATCCCAATCGACACCAGTTGTCAGAACACCGACATTGCAGACGATCTTGATTTCACCAGACAAGAACTTGTCTTGCACTTCCTTGCGGTCTTCCAAGGTCGAGAAGGCATCGACATAACCAGTCTTCACCCCGGCATCTTCAAACCGTTTTTGAATGTGCTTGGCATGGACCCTGTCAACAGCGAAACACAACGTCGGCCTGTTTTCACCACGCTCCAACCATGTCGTGACAATGTCGGCAATCAACGGGGCCTTGTTCATGGCCGCTCCAAGGCCCTTTACCTCAAAGTCACCAGCAACAGTCTTGACGCCTGACAGGTCCGGATGAGCGGGCGCAAACACCTTAAAATCTGATAAAACCCCCCTGTTAATCAGATCCTGCGTTGTAGTGCCGATAATGAGATCATCCCAGATTTTCCCCATGCCCTTCGCCCAAGGAGTCGCTGACAAGCCGATAATTGGGACGTCTTTCCATTCAGGCAAAGAAAACCAATCTTCGTACAGTTGGAATTGACGGTGACACTCGTCAACGATGACAATCTGCGCGCCCGGGATGCCCCGGCGCATCAAAGTCTGCACAGACGCCACCTGAACCGGCTGATTTTCGTCTGTCAGTTCATGATTTGCTTGAATTACGCCAATTGCTTTGATGCCGTTCCTGACGAACCGGTCTACCGTCTGGTCAATCAGGCTGATCATAGGCACGCAAAAAATCACGCGGTGACCCTTTTCCCGTGCCATGCGGACTATGGCTGCTGCCATAATCGTTTTGCCAGCACCAGTCGGCATTTGAACCACTGGGCGACGATTACCCTTTGACAGAGACGCCCGCAGGTCATTGATAGCTTGCTCTTGATAGTCGCGCAGATCGTCCATTGTTCAGTCTTTCACTTTCATAGGCTTCAGTTCATTCGCTGGAACGAAATACGCAGCGTTCCAATGGTCTCCGTGATTTGCCAAAAACCTTTCATTCATTGCGTCCTTGCCCTGAATCCAGCCCCGGACACAATACAATGGCGCTTGTCCTGTAACCAAAACGTAATAATGATTGGGATTGTCAGTTTTTCTTACAATCAATTCATACGAGTGTTTGCGCCGGGTTCTGACTTGAACATTTTTCCCAACATCCGGGGCGCTAAACGTATCTACGCCGCCACTGAAATAAACCCCCCGCACTTTAGCAACGGCCAGCTCGCCGCACGCCCCTTCAATGTGAATACCCAATTGACTGGCGTTGCTTTCCTCGACGCCCTTAGCTGCCTTGCGGTTGTCCTCTTCGCTTTTACTTTGCCGGATCACGCCGACATTTGCCCCATGCAGCATGTCAGCCAAAGACAGCCTGACCCATACGCCAGTATCATCTGTCCAGATGTCGTTCATTAACACGATCTCCTGTTAATCATTACTTTACAGGGATCAGTCATTTTGTCAAGTGGGGGGGGGGTATATACATAACCTATATGTATATAACCTTATCAATTGCTGACTGGTGAAACCTGAGCAAGGGACAAAGGGAGACTATCCCAGCCAGTTTGGCCGGGCAGTCCCCTTTCTCGGCGTGATCTTGCTGACCGGAGCCAACCGTCGCGTCGGGACGCTATTGGATGAGCAGTCCAAGAGCAGGCGCGCTACTTACAGGGATAAAGCTCTCCCCGGTGTTCCCCCTTCGCGCCTTCGGGCTGGGGTTTGGCTGTGAACACTATCCCACAGTAGCCAGATCCGCTGGTGGCCTGCCGTTTTTCACCGACGCCCGGATGCCCCCGGTTTACCAGCGGTGAGCCGCTGACACTTGCCTTGCTGACCGAATGCACTTGTGTTAAGTTGCAGCCGGAGCTTGGCAGCGTGCCTTTAGAAAGTGGCTATCCACCAACTTTCGGCTCCACATCGCCCCCGTTGAGCCAACCCTCCGGGGGCGATTTCATTTAGCATACATAACCGGGCCGGGATGTCAAACGTGCGAAACCCGGCGGGTCCGAACCGCCGGGTTTGCCTTTCACCGTTGAAGTCTTTTCAATTCCAACGACAAAAACACCATTTTCGGTATTCTGCTTGCGCCCGCAAGCCACCTATACAGTGTTCGCTCTCGCACGCCCAAGTACACCGCCGCTTCACTGTTGAGCATATCTAACTCCGAAAGCATGAATGCCAAAATATCTTGGTCATTCATTTTTTCGAAATTTAATTTGCTTGTTTTTGTTGTCATTTTGCGTTCTCCGTGCAGCCAAATAGTCCAAAACGCTCGCAACTGACCATACATCAGACGGCATGTCGGGTCTATTAGTCATGCGGCAAAATGTCCTCCACAGTCGCGGATGTGCATAACTGCACAATTCGTCACGTTTTGGCTGAAACATTATTTCGCACCATTTGACTGAGAATATCTTTCATAAGCGTCAATTGCGCGTTGATGTTGCTTTTTTGCAAAATAAGATCCGCGATTGTTGTTAAAACAATCTTTTCTGTTGTTGTAACATTTGCTTTCGGCAAAACCTGCTCAGTTTTCACTGGGGTTTTACTCTTTCGCGGCCCTCGTCTTTTTATCGAAGGAAGAACAAAAGATTGATTTTTTTGTTCTTCCAATGGCTTCCAAGAACGCACACGCACAGATCCGTAGCCGTTTTTGTTGCTCAAACCATAACGCGAACCTTCCACGAACAGGCCGTTTTTGTTTTTCCCAATTTTTGCGCCGGGACGAACAGAACCAATCACTTCCATGCCCGTACCAGTTTTGAGCATGATCTTTTTGCCGCGAGGTATTGTTGTAACATTGGACCAAGTCATTGCCTATCTCCTTAATATGAGGCAATGACATTCAAACATGATGTAAGGACAGTGTCAATTGGTCATTGCAAAAACCGAAATCGTCATTTGGGTTTTGATTGTGCGATTGCCTGTTTTATTACTAACTCGTTGTTTTTAAGCCATTTTAATGTAGCAAGTGCCGCTTCCAGTTCTGGTAACCATGATTCTTTCATGGTCAATTCGACAGGGTCGCGCTGTTTTTTTGCAATCAAACCACGCAAAATTTCAATTGAACCGCGCAGATTTACGACTGCTCGTTCCAACCCAGAGATTTGGCTATCCAGCGGAATTTTGCTCATCCAGCTCCTCCACAATGATTGTGCATTGCGGTCCCTCATCCATCCACCGGGCGTCAATCCACCGGCAAAGACTATCATCCTCAACGATGCCTACATGCTGAAGGATGTCAGACGCAGCCTTCAACAGGTTGTCAAGGTCCCGTTTATGCCTCGTCGGGTTTACGGCTAACAGGGTCATTTTGTATCGACCCCGGATCTTCTTCCCCTTGGCTTGGGCTAGAACCTCCCAGCCCGCCTGCTTTCTCCATTTTTCGTATTGGGGGCTGCGGAACATCCCACCAGTTTTGGAAACCCTCCATAAGCGATTTACGCTGGGAGGTAGGGGCAAAATGATCTTTACCATATTGGCGCTCAACTTCCCGTGCCAAGGCAAGCACGTTTGCCACACTGGCTTCCGACACGAAAAGAATACCGGCGATCTCCGCAGTCGAAAGGCCGCTCCGAAACATGTTCATGAGTTCGCGGGCAGTGAAAACGCCCCTATACCTGCCCTGCCGGGATGACTTCTCCGAAGATGTCGGGTCTGATTCGCTCACGGCTGATGCCTGTCAAAAAACTGATTTTGGAGACATATCGCGCAGGAACCACTTGCCACTGGCAAACAGCCTGACGAGAAATGTTGAGATATTTCGACAAAGCGGCCTGCGAGCCGCAAAGGCGAACGATTTCCTCAATGATTGGGTCACGGGTCTTTTCCATGTAAAGTTGTATCTCACAACTTCTGGTTGCAGTCAATTTATAGTTGACTGTAAAGATTATCTTGCTATTATGCAAGTGCTTATGGAGGCTACTTATGGAACACGCTCATCATAAAACCTACTACTTGCCAATTGTGCGCTACAAGGAAGGCGAGTATGTCCCTGAATCTGCGCTAGATCGTTCGGAAAATTTTCACCAAATTGTACAAGATGTCTGGGATGGGCAGATTGAGAATGTTTCTCGTCTGTGGCGTATAGACACTTGGTACGGTCATTTTTACGACGAAACAGAACGGCTCGCAAAGGCCCTTGGGGAAGAATCTCTACATAGATCAAAGCGCCCATATCGTGCTTTGCGTGCTTGGTTGGACAACCGTTCCGTTGAATATTACGAAGGAGAAGAGCAATGAGAATGAGTGAAACAACATCTGAAATTGCTACGGCGCTAGCAAAGGCGCAGGGGCAAATTGATGATGCTGCCAAGAGCACAATTAACCCTCACTTCCGAATGAAATATGCAGACATTGCAGCCGTGAGGGCAGCAATTCGTGAGCCTTTATCCGTAAACGATTTGTGCATTGTTCAGGCTCCTCGTACCGTTGAGGGCGGCGTAGAGGTTGAGACGATGATTATGCACAAGTCTGGCGAGTATATGGCTGAAACGCTCAAAATGCCTTTGGCAAAACATGACGCTCAGGGTGTCGGGTCAGCAATCACTTACGCTCGCAGATATGGAATCATGTCAATGCTGTGCCTTGCCAGCGATGATGACGATGGGAATGCTGCCGTTGAAAGTGCAAAAGACACCAAGCCAGAAAAGGCAGATCCTGACACTATTAAAAAGTTGCTCGCTGAAGGGCAGGAAAAGTCAAAAGAAGGCGTAGAAAAATTGCGTAGTTGGTATGCTGGCTTGTCTGCGAAAAACAAAAAGTCTATCGACCCGGAGCAACTCAACAAACTTGTTAGTGCGGCCAAAGCTGTTGACGAAGCAACCATCTCCATTGCTGAACCCGCAGGTGAATGATGGAACAGCGTTCAGAAGAATGGTACAATATTCGCCTTGGCAAAGTAACCGCCAGCCGCGTTGCTGACGTGGCTGCTCGCACCAAAACAGGGTATGGTGCCTCTCGGGCAAATTACATGGCAGAGCTGATTGCTGAAAGACTTACCGGCAAACCTGCCGAAAAGTTTCAATCAGCAGCTATGATGTGGGGCATAGACACAGAAAATTTTGCTAGAGCAGTCTATGAGGCAAAAACAGGGAATGTTGTTTTGGAGGGGGGATTCGTCCCCCACCCATCAATGGCTAATACTGGGGCAAGCCCAGACGGGTATGTTGATTTTGACGGACTGGTCGAAATCAAATGCCCTAACACCGCGACACATATTGATACGTTGATAAGCCAATCCGTGCCAGAGCGGTACATGCTGCAAATGCAGTGGCAAATGGCCTGCGCTGAACGCCAATGGTGTGACTTCGTATCTTTCGATCCAAGAATGCCTGAGAACATGCAGATGTTCATCAAGCGGGTGGACATTGTAAAGCCAGTTGTCCACATGTTAGAAACTGAAATAACCAAGTTTTTGGTTGAACTAAATGACAAGCTAACGGCCCTTCAGAAGATGGTGGAGAATAACAATGGCATATGAAACTCGTAACAATAGCGGATCTGCGTTTAAGAATAATCGCAAAACGCAAGACTCTCACGCTGATTTGACTGGCGAGATAATGGTAGATAACAAGTTGTATTGGCTAAATATAAAAGTCCGGAAGGACCGCAATGGTAATGATTGGCATTCAGTATGGGTTAGCGAGAAAAAGCCCCGCGAACCTAGCGCAGAGCCTGTAAAGCAGAATCCCGCTCCAATAGACGATGGCATACCATTCTGACGGTGGGCGGTGATCTATGGATTCCAACTTACCATTAAGCGAACAGTTCAGGATTATAGCAAAAAAATGGGTAGAAGCCGACAGTGCGGCAAATATCCTTGAAGAAACGAAAAGCGCAGTTCTTTCCAAAAGAATGACTGCGCTTGGGGACATGCCAGTAAGTAAGGCGGAAATGACGGTCAAAGCATCCCAAGAATGGACCGATCATATTACAACTATGGTACAGGCGCGAGAGAAAGCACTTCTATTAAAAGTGCAGCTTGAATACATTCGGATGCAATTCAGTGAGTGGCAATCAGCCGAAGCAACCAAACGAGCGGAGATGAGACTATGAAAGAGACACTTGTACAGTTTAATCTCGATGAAATGAACGAAGAAGAATTGACCAAATTTATTGAAGAAATATGCGAAATTGAAGAAAAATTAATAGACATATTAAGCGGACAAAACGCGGTTGTTGGAGTTAACGCGCTATTGCGATGTGTTGCTCGTATTATTGAAGTAATAGAAGAAGATGAAAATAAACTTGAGGCTTTAGCAAATTTTGCATTTGGAGCAATGGCTTTAATAAAATTAAACAAAGAAAAAGAAACGCTGCAATGAAACGGGTTCGCATCACAAAAAAAATGCGAGTTGAAATTTTCATGAAGCATGATGGCATATGCCATATGTGCAAATTGAAAATAGCACCCGGCCAAGAATGGGATGTCAGCCATGAAATACCACTCGAAGCAGGAGGGCGCGATGATGAAACTAATTGGCTTCCTGCTCATCGTAAATGTCATCGCATTCATACAGCTACAGTTGATGCTCCGCTGATCGCAAAGATCAAACGTATTCATCAACGGCATGTTGGCGCGTTTCAAAGCAAAAACCCCCTGCCCGGGGGGAAAAAATCAAAGTGGAAAAAGAAAATGGACGGTACAGTAGTCAGGAGAGAAGCATGAGATTTGTGTTTACCATGAACATGGCGTCAGCCAAAGGATCATTGATTCATCAAGTTTTTGGAGACCACACCGCAGAAAATCTTGAAGAATTGTTGGATGTTCTGTCTAGACAAGACTTCATTTTGGTGCAACAGTTCTATAAGGACAAAGTGTCAAGTGATGGCGATGTCCTGTGGATTGCCAAAGGCGAAATCATTTTGAACACCCATTATGTTGGGAAGGTTCAAATGCACTCCGCTGAAAATGCAGAACTGTCTGCAATAATCCGAAACGCTACCAACTTAACTATCAGGAGGTAAAAATGAATCATCGTGAAGTCTTAAAAGAAGCCGCTGGTCTTATTGCCGAACGTGGCAAGGAATATGGGCCTGAAGATGCCTGTTTCCAGCGGAGCGCAGATCTTGCAACTATTATTCTGAACAAGCAGATCAGCAAATATGATGTTGCTATGATTCTTCATGCCAACAAGTTGGCAAGATTGCAGGAAAGCCGTTCAAAGTCAGATCACTATGTTGATGGAATCAACTATCTTGCTTTTGGGGCGCAATTCTCTCAGGATTTTGGCTCTATAGCGATTGCCGTTCAAGACGATATGGCGGCAATGGTATCTAGATTGTCTTCTGATCTTGTTCAACGCCAGTCATCTGAAGATGACCCCCGGAATTGACGAGAGGAAAAAGAGCATGAGCATAGATAACCTGACTATAGGCGAAGCAAAACAGCTTGCCGCAATGTTTGGCGCGTCAGCGGCGCTAGCGCAGCCAGCATTCATCAAGGGGGACGAACGCCCCGTTATTGTCCGCTCGCGGGATGCTGGTGTGCAGTTTGGCTACCTGCTTGGCTATGTCGGCAGCGAAGTTCATCTGCGCGATGCGCGCCAAATGTGGTCATGGAAAGCGGCGAAAGGCGGAACGCTTCTCGACTGTGCAACGCACGGCGTGACGGCGTCGGGAAGCAAGTTTTCCGGCCCCGTTTCTCGCGTCATTGTCATCGGCGCGTGTGCAATTATCGACGCAACTCCCGAATGCGTAGACAGCGTTGGGAGTGTGAAGTGGGCGTGATCCGGTTCACTGAATACGATCCCGGCAAAGACAGCTCCGGCGACGGTTACGGCTCCGGTTACGGCTCCGGCTCCGGTTACGGCTCCGGCTCCGACTCCGACTACGGCTACGGCTCCGACTACGGCTACGGCTACGGCTACGGCGACGGCAACGGCGACGGCTCCGGCTACGGCTACGGCTCCGGCTACGACGACCGCAAACCCTAAATGCCAAACCGCCCCGCCCGCCTAACCCCATCCCCATTGAACAGGAGTCAGCATGATAGATGAACTGTGGAAATGAGGCGCTTTCTGCAATTCACAAAGCTGGACCGTACTATGCGAGAGCCTGCGCTGGACGTAACCGGCCAATCTGACAATCAGGTCGAACGCTGCCTGCGCGGGATGCTGATCAATATTTCAGACGAATGGTTCGTGGATGATTACGAAGCCGACAAGCCGAAGCCTCCCCTCCCCACTGAACAGGAGTCAGCATGATTGATGAACTGGCGAAGGTCGCTTTTTGGGAACACAACGCGATTATGCACGACCATGAAAAGCTGTGGGCGGCGTGCAAAAATCAAAAGCTCCTATTTATTTGGCAGGTACTATGAACCCCTTTAGACCGGATGTCGCTAACAGGCGGGCATCATCCTCCCCATACGCTATAAGACATGAGGGGCCGCCGGAATTGTGCGGCGCAGCCTTCCCGTCAGGGAAATGAAACGTCAGTCGGCCCTCCAAGAACATTATACTGTGCGCCTTACCCCAGACATGAGCGAAGAACATTGCAGTCTCTGTTCTAGCAAATATCAATGCCGTCCCCCGCCCATGCTCACTGAGTTTGCGAAGCCACGCGGCAGCATGAACTGAATATGGAGGGTTCAGCCAAACGCGTCCAAACCATTTGTGCGATAGCCCATCTTCTGGCAGGACAATCCCACGGCTCGCACAGAGCCAAGGCTGTGTTGGAGACTGGCAGGGGTCGAGGTCGAAATGACCAAGTGCGTCCACGATAAACTTAGGCGTTATCCAATCGTGAGTGTTTGCTTTCGGGCCGTGGACGCCAGCAATAGATGTCGGCTTTCTGACTCTTTTTTCCTCGTCAAACAGAGACACTTGGCACCTCATGCTTTTGTATCAAACATATCCCATCAAATGTCTCGCCCCACGCTTCTGCTATTTGTTCTGCCGTATCAAGAGGGGATCCATGCCGGGCTTCCC